ATACCTTGCGATAACCTTCCACAGGAAATCTGCTGTCTGCCCATCCGCAGCCGTTACGGTCACTTCACCCGACGCAATTGACTCGCTCATGTCAGCTCCATTCTGGCCATGCTCTCTGACAACTCCCGTGCGGGCCGCCGATCTGTCCACGCCTGGTGCACAATTATCCGGCCCGGCAGACACCGTCGTCGCGCTGCCGTTACGCCGTGAGCAGCAAGCTGGCAATTCTCTGCCTCCGCTCTGATACCGGGTACTCCTGATCGGCAGTTTCTGCGCACCATTCCCGGTTGGCGTTCCACCACTGGCGATCCAGGTTGACCACCCGCTCCACAAATTCTTCCCTGGTGATGATGCCGTGCTGCACCGCCAACATGGCCGGCAGGATGTAATTCAGGCTCGTGTAATGGAAATTCAGGGTGACCGCGTCGGCCGCGGCCCCGGCATTGAGGGCGGAAACCATGTCCTCGATGATGCGCTGCCGGTGGGTTACCTCCATCGCATTGAGCCCCTGGCGGGCAATTTCCTTTAGCCGGGCCGCCGGCAGATGCTTCATCTTCTCGTAGGCCTCGCGCATCTTATCATCGTCTGCCATGGGGTGCTCCTGCTCGCAACGCCACATGGCAAATTCTACAAGCACCCTTCCAGGGGCACAAATCTAAGGCATGGCGCGTCAGGTTCAATGGGCCCGCCACCAGGCTAAGCGGTCGACACCCGCGCACCACGTTGCGCCTGAGCATTACGGGTCGGTTCAGGCATGGGAGGCTACAGCGCCAACCGTATGGCGCAAGGCATTTCTTCGCCGAAATTATGGGTGGCTCGCTGTTCTCGGCCCAGCGGAGTTCGCCCCCGTACAGCGTCTTGTACCTGAGCATCGCGGGCCGGTTCAGTCAGGGAGGCCATGTCAGCTGCGGCCAGGATACGGAGACCGCTATGACCCCGGAAAATGTTCGAAAGCTTCATCTGCTCAATCGGCAGCTCACCGAGCATGTCATGAGCGCCGCGATATGCGCCAAGGAGATCGGCGTGATTGCCAACACCCTCGGCGACGATAGCCGTGGCGGCACCCCAGGTGCCAACGGTAACGGGCGACCTATTCCGCTTCGCCCGCTGGTGGACGAGGCAACTCTGTCGGTGCTCTGGCGCAACAAGATGCTCGACCTGGGTAATACGATAGAATTCAGGCTCCTGGCCCACTTGGCGCGCCGCGTCAACCAGTACGTGCCCCATGTCGACCTGCTGGAGGAGATATGGGACGACAATTTCGCCGATGCGGCCCTGCTGCGTGCAGGCATGCAGCGTCTGCGAAAGAAACTCTGCCGCGGCGGGATGGCGGATCTGGCCGATGCCATTCTTGGGTGCAAGGGGCGTTACATGCTTGATCTGGCCGCAGATCCGCGTCACCGAAAGGTCACCGAATAGTCACAGAAAAGTCACAGCCCTAGCGCATACTCCCCGTCACAATTGGATAGGAGTATCGCGTAATGGACGTTCTACATCATCCCGAGAGCCTGCGTGGCAGACGGTACATCGCGTACGCCCGGTGCGCCTCCAAGCAGGGATCGACCCAGAGTCTGCGTCGGCAGCTTCGCCTGATTCGCCAGTTCGGCAACCGCTGCAAGATGCGGTGCGTGGATGTAGTTCGGTCTCCCGGCTTGAACGGCCGCACACCGCTGTTGCGGTGGGACCTGAGCATGCTGCTGGCCCGCAAGTGCAATGAAGATGATTATGACGTGCTGGTCATGGAGGACCCAGCTCGCCTTACGCGCGCCAACGGTCTCGGCAGACTTGAGGCGTTCTTCATGTTCTGCGGGGTACAGATCGTCTACGTGGCGACATACACGCCGACGGCACGGCGTCGTCCGATACAGCGCAGACAGCGAGGCAACGATGAGTAAGGGCAATCAGCATCCATGGTGGGCCAAAGAGAATCGCGCAGCAGCGCCTGCCGCGCCACGATTTCGTGGCGTGGCGTACTACAGGCATTCGGCGCGCGACCGGCAAGAGAACTCCGTAGCCATCCAGCAGGAGCTGGTCCAGAAGTGGGCCAAGGAGAACGGCGTGGACATAATCCACGAGTTCGCCGATCGCGGGAAGTCCGGCCTGACTGCCGAAGGTCGCGACGAGTTCAACGAAATGATGGATAACTGGGTCAAGAAGCGCAATGACTTTGACTTTGTGCTGTGCCTCGACGTGAGCCGCTGGGGACGTTTCCAGGACATCGACCTGTCGGCGACCTACAGCGCCGAGTGCAAGCGGCAGGGCAAGCAGGTGATCTACACCACCCTAGGCATGCCACGCCCGGATGATCCCCTCTATCCGGTGTACGTGCAATTCGAGCGGTTCCGTGCGGCCCAGTACAGCAAGGAACTCAGCGCCAAGGTCTTTCACGGGTGCATAAAGATCGCCCAGCAAGGGTATTGGGCGGGTGGCAAAGCCCCTTTTGGCTTTGACCGGCTGCTCTTGGACGAGCGCCGGAATCGGCTCCATGTCCTCACCCACGGCCAGAAGAAGAGCATCCAGAACCAGCGGGTGACACTCACGCTGGGACCCGATGATCAAGTCACGATTGTCCGCCGAATCTTTGATGAGTTCATCGCGGCCGCTCGTCCGATGGAGGAAATCGCCACGCGACTCAATGCCGAAGGGTTACGTTCGGCGATGGGCGGGTTGTGGAACGCCGGCAAGGTACGCCGCATTCTCACCAACATCATGTACGCCGGCACTCTGGTCTACAACAAGACCACCAGCAAGCTCAAAACGCCCACGCGGCGGAACCCGGTGGACCAGTGGGTCAGGACCGCCGGCGCAATTGACCCACTGGTGGATCAGGCCATCTTCGACCGCGCCCAGGAGATTCTCGCCCAGGTCCGCCTGCGCTACGCGCCGGAGACCATGCTCCAGCATCTGGAACGGCTGCATCAGGAGCATGGCTTTCTGCGTCCGTCAATCCTGGCCGCCGACGAACTGGCACCATCACCCTCCACCTACCACACCCACTTCCGCTCTCTGGACGCAGCATACCAGCAGCTATTTCGCACCGCCGCCGTCGAGGTCCGCACCCAGGTCGAGACGCTCCTGCGCGAGGCGGTCGAGCAGGTCGACGCTTACGACGATTTCCTGGTGGTCAATGGCAAGTTCACCGTTTTGATCCAGCCATCGGTGCCCGTGCCGTATGGCTTCAACCAGTATTGGTACTTTCGCCCCGACCTGCGGGGCGTCGTCGACATCACGCTGGGCGTGCCAGTGTCTTCCAGCGAGGGACCGCAGATTTTGGGCTACGTCGCGCTGCCGCGCCTCTTGGTGCGCGATCACGGTATTCGCGTGTTCGGCAGCTCCGAAACTCGCCTCGACATGTATGGGCACACCGGACTGGAGTTCATTTCCAAACTTGCGAGGTCATGAATGGAACACGTAACCATCCGACTCATGAAAGACCGCCGGCGGGAGATGATCCCCGTCGAGAAAGTCCTGGTCCTTAATCACCGCGAGCGTGATGAAGGACAGTTTGCCCTCAACGTCCAAAGCATCGACGCCGTCGGCCAGATTAAGGACATCCGGGTGAACGATAAGTTCCTGGCCAAAGACGGCTTCTACGAGCTGATCTGTGGCGAGGGGCGTCTGATAGCCCATCAACGCCTGAGCAAGACGCACATCCGCGCCGAGATCGTCACCTGCAGCCGCAAGCAGGCCTACCTCGAATCGCTGGTCGAGAACCTCGCCCGCACGCGCCCCGGCACCATGCACTTTGCGCGGGAACTCAAAGCCCTACATGATGAAGGCTGGGACTATGAGAAGATCGCCAGGATCGCCTGCCGGAGCCCGGAATACATCCGCCAGTACATCCGACTGGTGGAGAACGGCGAGGACCGACTGATCCAAGGCGTCGAGCAGGATGTGTTCCCCATCTCGTTTGCCGTGCTGGTCGCCCAAGCCGATGACGGCACGATCCAGAACGTCCTCATGGACGCCTTCGACCAGGGGATCGTCAACTCCAACAACTTCGCCCGCGCCCGCGCCATCATCACCGCGCGGCTCGACCGGCGCAAACGAAGAGGAACCCAACCCGAGGATTACACCGTCGCGACGCTGACCCAGGACATCGCCAGTGCCACGCAGGCCAAGGATTCGTTTGCCCGCGAAGCCCAAGGGAAGGAAAGCCGCCTCTACATGCTCCTGGACGGGCTTGAGGTGCTATGGAAAGACCCGGATTTCGCGCAACTGCTTGTGGACGAGAAACTCGACCAGCGCCCCGATCTCACCGGCAAGTACAACATCGCCGCCCACAATTCCAATCTGGCAGGAGCCATCCCATGAACCAAACCGAGCTCATGAAAGACTCCGTGGGCCTCGACCTCCCCGTCGCGCGTCTGCGGCCGCTGCGTGAACGCAAGATCACAAAGCGCGAGTACGACCGCATCATTGCCAGCATCAAGGCCGTGGGCCTGATCGAGCCCCTGGTAATCTATCCCGACGGCGATGGCTACGTGATTCTCGATGGCGCGCAGTGTTATCGGGCGCTGGTGGCGTTGGGCGTGGAGGTCGTGCCATGTATTCTGGGCAAGCAGCGCGAAGCCTTCACCAGCAACCGCATGGTCAACCGGGTCTCGCCCATCCAGGAGCACCGGATGATCGAAAGGTCTCTGGCCGAGGTAGATGAGGCCGCCATCGCCGCGGCACTGGGTATCTCCGGGCTGGCGCACCGGCTTAGGAAGACGCTGCTCAAGCAACTCCACCCCGATGTGGCAGCAGCTTTCGACGCCGGCAAGATCACCCGTGTGTGCGCCCGCGAGTTCACACACGTCAAGCCTGCTCGCCAGCGGGAAATCCTCCAAACGATGGAGAGCTACAAGGACTACAGCACCACTTTCGCCCGCACGTTGGTGGTCAAGACCCCGCCGCACGAGCGCGAGAGCCGGGGCCGCAAACATAACCCGTGGGATAAGACAACGCAGAGAAAGAACGATTTGCTCAAGAAGTTGACCGAAGCCGAGCAGAAGCATGACTTCTACTCGCAGCTCTACAAGCAATACACGGCCGATCTGCTGCGCCTGGCGATCTACGCACGCTCGCTGCTAACCAACCAGCGCCTGCGGGAATACCTGGACCAGCACCACTCGGAGATCGTGGCGCGGTTTGAAGGCATCATCGCCGATGCACGAGGATAGCCATGCGACACCAATGGACACGGGAGCGGATCATTCGTCATGTGCTGGAGCGTGAGGCCAAGGGTCTCCCGTTACATGCCGGCCGCGATGGCGTGGATAACTTGCTGTATCAGGCGGCTCGGCGGTTCTTCGGCTCATGGCGGAACGCGATCCGGGCCGCTGGGATCATGCCGGAGCGCGTTTTGACCTGGGAGCGATGGTCGCCGGCGAAGGTGCTGATGATCATCCGCCGCCTGGCCCACCGCGACCGGCCCCTGAGCGGCCCGCAGTTGGAGCGGCGGTACGGCAGCATGATGTCGGCGGCGCGCCGGTACTATGGTTCCTGGACCAAGGCGGTGTTGGCGGCCGGAGTCGATCCGACTCGGCTCCAGCGCATCGTGCCGTGGAACCAGGGCCGGGTCATCGAAGCCATTCTGACCCGCGCCCTGCGAAATGAATCGCTGGCTCCACACGATGTCGAACCGCGCTCATTGGCGGTAGCCGGGGAGCGTCTCTTTGGCAATTGGACGGCGGCGGTCACAGCGGCCGGGCTGGACCTCAAGGCCATCCCATTGCTCCCGGCGCGTCCCAAGGAGCCCCAAGCTCCACGGCAGCGAGCGCCCCGGCCTAGGGCCGTACACCAGCCGCGCCAACTGTGGACCAAAGAACTGGTAATTACCGCCATTCACGCGCGGCTGCGCGAGCGTAAGCACATGAATGCCCGTTCGCTGGCACGCGAGGATCGGGGCCTTTACCGGGCGGCTCGCCGCCACTTGAAGAATTGGAGCAATGCTTTAGCGGCGGCGGGCTTGGACCCCGACGCCTACCGAGTGTCTCCTCAGAGAAAGGAGCCGCCCCAGATTCCCGGCACAAGAGAGCCGAGCTCAAAACAGTCGCAACCCACTGGCGTGGTGCGACCGGATCACCCCGCGTAGAACCCTAGAAACGCGGTTTTGTGTGCCCAATCTCAAAAACTCGCATTTTTGCATCCTACGCCCCCCTGGGGGCCTTGCCCATGACCACCCGACCAAGATCTCCGGCCCTGCCGCGCGAAGTCATTCGTCTGTCGGCCTACGCGCAACTGGACCTGTACCTGGCGAAGTTCGCCCGCGGAGACCTGGGGCTGGTCTTGCTTCTGGGCCGCCACGGTACCGGTAAGACCGAGAGCGTACGCCAGATCTTTTCCAACCCCCAGACCTCTGACTGCGCACCGAGCGCAGACCAAGGCGCGTTGTACGTGGAGGGCCACATGCAGCCCTTTGGCCTGTACCGCCAGCTGTGGGATTACCGCAACTGCCCCATAATCCTCGATGACCTGGACCGGCTTTACGCCGATCCGGACTGCGTGCGCCTGCTCAAACCGCTGTGCAACACCGTGCGCGAGAAACGGCTCCATTGGCTTACGAACCTGACCATGAACGACGGGGCGCTGCCGTCGTCGTTCACGACCGCCAGCAGCGTGATTCTCATCGCCAATGAGTGGAAGAGCCTCAATCCGAACGTGCGCGCGTTGGAGGACCGGGCCATCATTCTGCACTTCTCTCCGCCCAACGAAGAGGTGCATCGCAAGGTCAGCCAGTGGTTCGACGACCAGGAAGTGTACGAGTTCTTGGGGAAGTTGATACCGGTCGTTCCGGCGATATCCATGCGGCATTACTGCAAAGGATCGCAGCTACGCCGGGCGGGGTTGGAGGATTGGCGCAACAGTCTCCTGCAGATGATCATCCCGGACAGCCGTGCGGCCTGTGCTATAGCCATACAACACGACCCAGAGTTGCATTCCGAGCAGGAGCGGGTTGCTCGTTTTACTGCGACCACGGGGGCCTCGCGTGCCACCTATTTCCGCATCAAGGCGAAAGTAGCTGCGGCCCTTTAGAGCCTCAGCCAGGTTATCGACCGCACTGTGGCCCGCATCAAACAGGCAACAAGCAAGAAACCCCAGCGCGGATGAAGGAACGCGCTCTCGCATATTGGCATGACCAGTGCCAGAGGTGACTCAACGGGCAAACGCGTCCTTCATCCGATAATGGCCACGTAATACAGGTGCCCGAACGCATCCCATCGGAGGCTGGCAAGTCCCGTTCCCCCCGTGTAGTTCTTGATTACCACCGTCAGGGTGGCGCCGAATCCATCACCCCTCGCCCATTCCGTCACCATGTCACCGCTACCGTTGTTGTCTCCGGCATCAGTGTTACCCACGGAGTCGGTGTCGATGGTAACCAGTGCACGATTGGTGTTGTCCGGGGCAATCAGGCTCAGGACGCCAACATGGAAGTTGCCGGTAGGTCCGATGTCGGTGTCGAGTAGATGCACCGGCGCTGCCGCCGGGTTGATACAGAATGCCTCGGCGGCATTCTGCACGGTGACACAGGTCATGATTGAGCCCGTGCGGTCTAGATAGTAGCCCTCATAGAATCCGCTCTTATAGTCGTTAGTGCCCGTCAGGTAGACGACCACAGGGGACTGGGGAACAGGGTCGCCGAGCCGGACAATGGCGGCGACAGTTCCACCTCCATCCGGCACCGTGTCAGACCAGAGCACAGAGGCAGGGCCGGTAGCATTGGCGGCCAGCATCGTGCAATCACCAGGCACGACGTCAGCACGGTTGAGTGAAGCGGATGCCGAGTTACTGGGCGGTGGGTACTGTAGGATGACCGGGAACACGCCGGCGGCAAAGCCGTCTACAACGTCACCAGGGCCGGCTGGGGCGAGCGTGACAGCGAACTTCCCTGTGCCAACATCGGAGTTCTGGGGCGTGTATCCGTAGAAGGCGGTGCGATTGAAGAAATCGGTGTCATTCGTGCCGCTGACACTGGGAGGGTCGAAGCATGGCCCGCTGAGCGAAAGCACGGAGAAGCGGCCTATGGCCGAACCGGTATTATTCTGGAGGCTTATGATAGTGCCATCCCGCGAGGTCGGGGTGGAGGACATGCCGCCGCTCAGGCGCCGGCGCTGATAATCCTTGGCGGCATCAATGAATGCATTCCACGCCGTGGCGCTTAAGTTGATCGGATCGCCCTGGCTGACGTGTTTGAGGGGGTCGCCCATGTCATCTCCTAAATGCCCAGGACCGTGAAGTCGCCGGAGTTGAACACCTGCTCAACGTACACTGCGGTTGGCCGGCGGACCAGGCGGTTGGCCGTGGTATCCACCACCTCGTCATACCGCGTCCAGAGGTAGTCAAAGCCGTTCTTGGCAATGCCGGTGATGTCTCCCACCGTCAGGCCGGTGACGTTCGGCGCGGCCATGAACTCGTAGCAGATTTCGATATTGGTATCGAACCGCTGCCCGGTGAACTTCAGACCCAGGAACTGGCACTCGCCTGGGTTCAGCGTGATCGTGATGCCGGTGAAGGTGTCTGTCACCGTGAAGGAACTGGCATTGGTGTTGTTCTTGAGCTTGTAGCACGCGCCCAGGTCCGGCGTCGTGCCCTTGGCAAACACCTTGGTGACCGTGAACTTGAACTCCGGGGCCGGGACATCGACGCCTTCCACCGCATCTTGGGTAACGCCGATGGCACCCTTGAAGTCGGGTGCTGTCTTGCCGGCCGGGGCATACTTATTGACGGTGGTAATGCTCTGGGACAGGTGCATCTGGCCGCCAGTGGTGTCGGCGGCGATGGTGATCGTCCCGACCGGCCAGCGGGCGGTATCGATCCGGCCATACTTCACCGTGCCGATCCACAGGCTATTGTCCACCTGCTCGACGTCCCAGGTCTTACGGATCATGCCGTTGTAATACAGAGTAGTGGCGTTGAGGATCGTGGTCAGGAGGGCAACTTCGTCATCGGAGCCCCGGAGGATGAAGATCAGGTCCTCGGCCGGCTGATCGCCTCCGGTGGTCTTGCGGCTCTGGAACTTTTCATCACAGGTGATGGCCACGTCATGCTCCGAAGTTCATGCCCGCCTTCACGGCCGTGGCGATGTCGCCGACCCCTTTGGCAACCTTCTCGGCGGCGTTGGCAGCCCTGGCGACATGATCATTGCTGCCGCTGGCGAATCCCCGCACGGCGGCGGCATTGAACGTCCCCATGACGCCCACCTTCCGGCGCATGATATCCAGGGATTCATCGAGGTCGCCTGGACCAGGCGGGGCCTTGGGAGGCTCCTTGTCACCCATCCCCTTGCCCTTTTTCGCCTTGGCGGCCGCGATGGCGTCCTTCCACTCCTGGCGGGCCTTGTCCAGGTCGGCCTGCGCTTTGGCCCGGGCATCGGCGTTGTTCTTGTCCACGGCGGCGGCGATGTCTTCGTAATCCTGACCGATGCCCGCCATCCGGTCCGTGTGCCGTTTGGATTCCTCATCCCGCGACTTCTTAAGGTCGGCATCGGCCTCCGCCCGCTGTTTCTTCCGTTGGTCTTCCGACTCCTTGGATTGGCGGCCAAAGTCCTCATCGGCGTATTGCTGCTGAAATTGCCTGTCCTCGGGGGTGATGGCTCCGGTCTTCTCCTGCGCCCATAGCCAGGCCGACACCATCGCCTCGGCCAGGCCTTCGACGGCCTTCTGGTGCCACTCCATGAGCGTCGACCAGGTCCGGCGGATGAAAGCAGTGCCCTCAATCCAGGCGACCTTGACGCCGTGCCAGACGATCTCGACGGCTGCCAGGAACCCCTCGAAGGCGCCGACAGCGACTTTGACCAGCCACCCCTGGAACTCGTGCCAGACATCCTCGACCCCAGCGACCCCTTTCTGCCAGACCAACTTCACGGTGAGCCACATGATCTTCGCGGCCAGGGCGATGTCCCCGCATGCCAGGGCGTCAGCAATTCCCTCCCAGGCCTCCCCCACGAAGTCCTTAAGGTCGGTGAACCTGTCGCCCAGCCACTGAAGGGCCTTGCCGGCGGCTCCGCTGGCAACGGCGACATACGCCCCCAGGGCAACCACGGCAGTAACCACCAGGCCAACAGGCGTGAGGATCGCCCCAATAACGCCGGCGGCCATTGAGAAGGCCGTCACCACGACCCCGACCACAGCACCCAGGGCCGAAAACACCGTGCCCAGAGCGGAGATGGCATATCCCAGGACCATAATGGCAGCCCCGGCGGCAACTACCCCGGCAGCGACCTCGAAGACGGTAATCACGACCTGCTTATTGGCCTTGATCCAGGCGATTGTCGACGCCGCGATCAGCTCTGCTTTCTTTCCCAGGCTGGTGAGCATGGGAGCCAAGGCGGAGCCGATGGTCTTGCCGACCTTCTCCATCTGCATCCACAGGGTCTTGAGCACCTGGTCCAGCCGCACACCCGATTCCACAGCGTTCCGATCGGTCGTCAGCCCCATCTGCCGGGCCTGTTCCATCCACTGCTCGATGCCCTTGGAGCCCATGGACAACAGCGGCAGCAGTTCACCAGCGCCGCGGCCGAAGATCTTCATGGCCATCGCAGCGCGGATTGTTGGGTTCTGGATGGCGGCCAGCTTGTCGGCGATCACCGCGAACTGCTTGTCGGGAGACAGGTGATCCAGGTCTTTGACTGTCAGCCCCAACTCGGCCAGTGACTCCTGTGCCTCGTACGAGCCCGAGGCGGCTTCCACGATGGTCCGCTGCATCCTGTTGATGCCGCCGGCCAGGCTCTCCATCTCAACGCCACTCATTTCGGCGGCATAGCCCAGGGCGGAAAGCGATTCCACCCCGATACCCGTGCGGGCAGACATCTTTTCGATCTCGTGAGCGCCCCCGGAGAAGACCTTGGCAAAAGCCAGCATGGGCGCTGCCACCAGAGCACCCACGCCGGCGACCTTCTTGCCTATGTCCCCGATGCCATCCCCGAACTTGCGCAGCTTCTTCCCGGCATCGTCCAGACCCTTGGCCAGCTTGGAATCATTGACCAGGAGCTCGACGAACGCGCCGCCAGCTCGGATGTTGGATTGGCTGGGCATCTGGGCTCCGGTGACTTATGTGGCCTTCGGGGCTACCACGGCATCAACGGCAGCCACGACGGGAGCGACAGCCGGTTGCAGTGCGGCAGGTGTCACCGCCGTCAGCGCCGGCGTCGCCGCGTTAAGGGCAGCCACCGCCGCCTGGGCGGTCGTGGCGTGGGCCTGGTTGCTGGCCGTGAGCGCTGTCACCAGTGACGGAACCACCGACACAGCGGAATCAGCCATGTTCGTGGCCGTCGACTGGTTTGCAGGCTTGGTCAGAATCCCGTGGGCGATAGCGCCGCCGAGAATGGCTAGGCCGGTGATAAGTAAGTTCCAAGGCGGTGGCGCAGCCGGAGCTGCGGCGGCAACGGCCGCCGTCACGCTCGTTGCTACCGATGCCTTCAAATCCGTCATGTCAGCCTGGTATTTGGACTGAGCCGCCGCCAGTTGCCCATTGAGCGAGGTCACCTGCTGCTGCAGCGCCGCAGACTGCGACTGGAGTGCGGCCAGGGCGGTACTGTTATCAGCCGTCGGCTGGGTCGCCACGACATTCTGTGCGGTAACGACCGCCTGGGTTGCCGGCACGAGCTGCTTCTGGGCGGAAGCCAGTTGCGACTGGAGGCTGGCGATAGTCGCCTGATCAGCGGTCGTGGTCGGGCTGCTGAGGTTGCAACCTACGACAACGAGCAGCGGGAGGAAGATAGAAACAAGCATGATCCTGGTGGTCCGCATGGAATCTCCTTTGTATTAGGTGTGTTCTGCCGTCAGGGGTGGGGCTCTTTGACGAAGATGCCCCGCAACGATTTCACAGGTACTTTGAGAGGCGGCAGCGTGTCCTGCCGTTTGGAGCCGGGATGAAAGTCCGCCGGCGTGGCCGGACTTTGGTTTTGCCCGCGGTTCACGTTGTGGAGCATGGCCAGAACCGCCGAGGTGTGATTCCACGCCTCGTCCGTGCGAGCGTTGGTCATGGCCATCAACTGCCTGAGGGTGAAGGGGCCGGGATGGAGAGCGAGGACCCCGGCGCACTGCCAGATGACGTCCCAAGCGCGCTCAGATGCTCGTCGATCTTGCGGTCCAGTTCCGGACCGTCCAGCCGCATCTGTGCCAGGGCCACAGCCTTCCGCTCGACCTCCCTGAGCTTCCTCAGGGCCGTGGCGAGCAGCCCCCTCCTGGACTTGGGGAAAAAATCAACCAGTTCCTCCAGGAGCGTGGTCGTCGCGGCATCGATGGCATCGCCGGCCATCGCCCGGCCGAAATCGGTATCCTTAACGTTCTTGGCGTCGGCTTCCGGCTTGCAGACGACGTAGACCACGTTGCACAGTAGCACTGGGTCGTCAATGAGCTTCTGGGTCAGCTCGCCATCGAGCACTCCCAGCAGGTCAAGTTTGAGCAGGTCGCGGACGCGCTGGACCACATCGACGTTGATCGCAACCGTCCAATCGCGGCCGGCGTTGTCCTTGAAGGTCCTCATACGCACAACTCCTTTGCAGCAGAGTCAATGTGATCCAAGACGGTCGGATTCGAGCAGAACTCAGAGTGGCCCAGGTCCATGTAGGTGTTCGTCACGTTGGAAGTCGAAGCAACGGGCTTCGAGTACGGGGGGATGATCCCGGCGTGGCGGAGGTAGCAGTCACACCGAATGACAGCCTCGGGTATGGCAAAGGCGTCTACCCATTGGTCCTCGACCTTCGTGCGAACCATCAACGGATCGTCATGCGGGACCGGATCGAGAAGGATCATCCTGTCGATCTTCTGGCCCCATGCGGCAGACAATGCGACGGCAGTGGAGCCTCCGAAGCTATGGCCAATGATCAGGTACGGCCCTCCAAGTTGCTGGATTACCTGGATCAGTTCGTTCAGGTCGGCGTCCCAATGACGGACCAGAACCTTGGCGGCGGGACAGGCCGCCTGGAGGCTATCGGCCAGCTCCTGCAACGATTCGGCCGTACCGCCCAACTCCGGCCAGAGTCCTGCTATGATCAACGCAGTCACAACGTCCTCCTCGCAACCAGTGTCGACAGACTTAGGCCGCCGTGTACCAGGTGGGCGCGTTCACGGAATAGGCGGGCTTGGCCGTCACCTTGACGGTGATCGCCTCGGTCAGCGGCTCATCCCGGGTGAAGTTGTGGATCTTGCAGTCGGCCAGCAGCCCCTGGTTGCCCGAGACGTTGATGGCCCCGTCCATGACGGCGATGCCGATGATGCTCTTGTTGAAGTAGGCCTGCTGGATCAGGGTAAAACCCTGGTCACCGGTGTTCCAGACCATTTCCCATTCGATGCTGGCCTCCTTGAGCACGGGATCGGAAGCCTTCCAGCCGCTGTTGGCCCGGGTGGTGGTGTCGCTCTCGCCGGACTGCAGGTTCAGCGTCACCGTCTTGGCATTGCCCATTTCCAGCCAGCCGGCAGATGTGCCGCTGGACACGCCGGCGGTGCCGCCGATGCCTATGCCGTTTGTTGCGGCAGAGCCACCCGCGCCAACAGCCAGGTAGAGTTTCGCATCGAGGCCGTACTTTGCACCGAACATGTCTTCCTCCTACTGAGCTTTGACTGAATCTTTCCAGAACTCCGGCAACCGAGGCATCACGATGTCCAAAGCCGGCTTCATGGTTGGGCGAACCGGGTAGTGCTGGCCGCGGAACAATCCCCCGAACTCCATGGGCTGGCCGACATCCGCCACGATGTCGGCGCTGGGTCCAATCAGGCAACTGATGCGGTACTTGTCGACGGCATACTGAATGGCGTTGCGGAAGGCACCCTGGCGGCTATTGGGCGATGTTCCCGGCGGCGAGGGCTTGGGGTTGATCTTGATCCGCCGCTGGGCCGTCTTGCGTATCGCGCCGCCCGCCTGCGTCAGGCTCTTGACCATGCCGAGCTTCTGGGCAACCTTCACGGCGCGAGGGTCCCACTCGGTCTTGGCCTTCATAGTGACCATTACTTGGTCGGCAGAGCGCAGGTGAACGAGGCATCCTGGGCCTGGACGCTGGCCACGGCCGCCGCAAACTGCGTGGCGAAGGTCGCAGAACTGCCGGCCTGGTTGGCCTCCAGGGCGGCGTTGAACGTCGCCAGGCCGATCCGCGCCACGGCGGCGGTGATCTGGGTGAGCGCCTGCTCGCTCTGCTGAACCATGCGCGTGACCTGGAGGGCGATCTGGGCGTCCAGGTTGCTAAGGGCCTGGACGAGCTGTCCGGCTGGGGAAGTCAGGAACGGGTTGTAAAGCGTGCTGGCCATTGAGGCTCCTATGAAAGTGCGACGGTTCCATGTTTCACGGTTTGCCCGTCGCTCAGCAAAACGGAAAAGACAAGGTTGCTGTTGATTTCGTCAAGGGTCGCCCATGCGGTATTGGCGACCAGGGAGTTTTCCACCGTGGACTGGTGGGAGATGTCCGGGAGGGCCAGGCGCCCGTAGGAATAGGGGCCGCCCGCCGCCATATTCAGTCTGCTGGCCGCGCCCAGCGAGATGCCGTTGCTGCTGTCATCGAACTCGATCCCGGACCCTCCGCCGGTGAACTTAAGCCACCCTTCGCCATTCGGCAGGATGTTGGCATCGCACCAAACTGAGCCAGCGCCGGTATCCATCCAACATAAACCCCCTTGTCCCCGTAATGCAAGGTTATTGACGCTTAGGTTTCCGCTCCCGTCCGTGGTTATGTTGGTATCCACATACATGCAACCACTTCCCCCGCATAGCATGTATTGGGTTCCGTTTCCGGCGTTGTTTTGGAGTCCGTTAAAGGCTGTGGCCACTGAAAAGCTACTGCCAACGTCGGTAAGGGTTATGTCGGCAAAAGTGGCATTGCCTTCGTTGTCTACCTTGGCGGCACCATTGTTTACGATTATGGGTAAGACGCCATTGCCCCAAACGTTTATTTGGTTAGCGGTTATATTGCCATAGCCATCACTGGTTATGTTATTGTCTTTGTACACATGGCTGTCACCTGTCGAATAGAACATGCCGCTGCCCCCTGAACAAACGGCTGCACCCATAGTGGTATTGACGCCATACTCCCAGCCAATGTGTATATCGGTGGCAGTCAAATTGCCGCTTCCATCGGCGGATATATTGGTATCCGTGGCGGCGGTGTTGAGCGACATGCGCACGTCCTGTGCCGCGCCGTAGG